TCGTACCTGGGGTGCGAGCCGGATCGCCGAATGCCAGGACGGCCCGCAACTCGCGGCAGGGGCATCATCGTGAGCCGCTCCCGTCTCCGTATCCCCGAGCCTCTCCGCGCGCTCCACCGGGCAGCGAAACGGGCCGACTGGCACGTCACCAGAACGGGCAGCGGCCACCTCCGCTGGGCACCTCCGGACGGCCAGCCGATCATCATCACCTCGTCAACGCCGAACGGCGGGAAACGGGCCATCAGGAACAGCCGCGCCCAGCTACGGAAAGCCGGGCTTGACGAGGAGGCATCATGACCGAACTGGGCACGGGCGGCCCGTACAGCCCGGAGGACACCCGCCGGACCGCGGCCCTGGCTGCGGAGGCGATCCGGCGCCTCAATCACGCGACGCTCGGCGTCCATGCCACTGAGGCCCTGCAAGAACCGGCCGACGCGGACGCGGTGCTCGTGGAACTGGACTCCCTCACGGAACGTCTCCCGCAACTGCTCGCCCAGCTCGGCGCATGGCTGGCCGCTGAATGCCGGGCGGGACGTCTCCGCGTCGCGTACGGTGCCTGGGCGCATTCGCCGTCCACGGAAGCGCTCGCGGTCTCCGCGATCCGCCAGTACCTCACCGAGGCGGCCGCGCGCACTGAGGCCCTGCGTGAGGTGCTGCATGATGCCCGGCAGATCACGGCGGCCCTCGCGGCCGCGGCCGGCGATGACGAGGAGGGGGCGTAGGTGCTCGGCCGTGACCACGCCCTCAGCGCCGCCCTCGCCTTCACAGCCCTCGCTCCCGTCCTGCACGTCACCGGCCCGGCCATAGCCGCCGGCGCGGTGTTCACGGCAGGCGCGGGCGTTCTCCCCGACATTGACGAGCACGGGAGCACGATCTCCCGGCAGGGTGGTTTCCTCACCGGGGCCCTGGCATGGATCGTGCACAGGGCCAGCGGCGGGCACCGGAAGCTCACCCACTCGCTCACCGGCATCGCCCTCTTCACGGCCGCCGCGTGGCTCGCCGCCCGCTTCGACGCCACCCCGGCCGCGCAGGCCGCGCTTGGCCTGTTCGTGGCCCTGCTGCTCGCCGCTGGGATGCATGCGCTGCGCCTCGGCGGCCACTACGGGGACGCGCTCGCTCTCGCCGGCGCGGCCGCGGTCGTGCACTGGCATGTGGGGCTCGCGCTGGTCCCGGTGTGCATCGCCATCGGCGCGGCCGCCCATATCGCCGGGGATGAGTGCACCCACGCCGGCTGCCCGCTCGGCTACCCGTTCAGTGGGCGCGAGTTCCATCTGCTGCCGCGCCGCCTCCAGATCACCACGGGCAAGGCCGCGGAGCACTGGATCGTCACCCCGCTCCTGCTGGCCGCGCTCGGCTACCTCGCCTGGCGGGACACCGGGATAAGCCAGATCGTGCACGCCCACCTCGCCGGGCATGTGGCCCGGTGAGAGGATGACGGAATGAACGAGGAAGCAACCGGCGGCAAGAACGCCCGCGAGCCAGAGCCGGCGGAAGTTGAGATGACAGTGCCTGTCCGGTACACCACCGGCTCGCCGTCATTGGACGTCGAGGTTGAGCAGGATTACGTTCCTGACGTTGACGAGGTGGTGCGGCGGCGTGCTCTCGCCGCCGCACGGGCATCCTTCCCGCCGGGCGCCGACCTTGAGATCCTCACGGTAATGGCGATCCCGGGGCCGGGTGACGAGCCGAACGCCGTGCGATACAAGTGCGTGGTGACAGTGGGTGGTGAAGCGGCTGCCGGCTCTCCGGCATCGGCGATTACTGCGGTCCAGCATGACGCCGCCGTGTGGAGCGACCACCCGGACTACCGGGAAGAATGGAAGCCATGAGCAAGAAACCGCCCATGCCTGAACCATCAGCCAAGGTCTTTTACATGCTGGGATGCCTTGAATGCGGCGACCCGGACCGTGTGCTGCTCATGTCGTTCGCCAGTCCCGCTGAGCGCGGGCACTGGGGGTCTGAGCACATAAAAGCCACCGGGCATGACCGCTGGATCGTGATCGACCAGCCGGACGACGACCCGCGCCAGCCTGCGGGAATGGCGTTCACGTGCCCGCGCTGCGGGATGACCTCAGGCAATCCCGACGACGAACGGGAAGGCTACTGCGTCGCCGCCGGGTTCTACTATGAGCTGCCGCCACGGGCCGGCGGAAGCTGAGCCCGAGCGCGCCCCTGTTGGCACTGATCAGCTCGTTCCGCCATCATCGCAGCCATGCCAACCGTCGAGCCGTGCCCAGGATCCTGCAACACCCGCTACCGGGAAGCCCGGGAAGCCTACGGGCAGGCCCTCGCCGCCTATGAACGGGACGGCATCCTCGATCCCGGCCAGTCCCGCCCGGAACCGCCCCTCATCCAGCCCGTCTACGGTGACCCGGCATGGTGCGGCCGGTGCGCCGCCCAGATCCGCGTGACCCTCGCCGAACTGGACGAGCTGGCCGCTCTCCTCGCCGCGACCGCTGACGGCCACCGGGCATCTTCCGACAGCGCCGAACGGGTGTCCAGCACCCCGGAAGCCATCTCCCCGTCCGGCGCGGCCGACGAGCTGAAAGACCTGATGGCGATGCTGTCCGGCTGGGAGGCCGCCTACCGGGAGCACATGCAATGGCCCGGGGCCGCGCGCCGCGGGTTCCTCGCGTCAGTGTCCACCTCGTGTATCGCGTGGCTCGTGCATCACCTCGACGGCATCCTGTCCTCTCCCATCGCCGCGGACTTCGGCGCCGAGGTGATGCAGTGGCACCGGGATTTCAGGCGGTCGGCGAAAGCGGGCGTGCGGAAACTGCGGAAGCCGATGCGCTGCCCCGGGTGCCGGTTGCTGACGCTCACCTGGGAGGAAGGTGACGACCGGGTGGAATGCGCCAACCCGGATTGTTACCGCGTCCTGTCGTATGCCGACTATGAGAACGAGGTGGCGGCACAGGCCGAGGCGATCACACCGGGCGGGCAGGGCAGCGAACCGCTCGCATCGTGAGTCCCGCGCGTCACGTTTGACCGGGGCGCTTGACACGTCATATTCTCTGCGTGGATCACTGTACCCACAGGCCCCCGGATTTCCGGGGGCTGTTTTTTTGTGCCCGCAGGGAGGTGACCGTGGACGGCCCTCTGCTCGACGTCAACGCTCTCCTCACCGCGAAGGAAGCGTCCGGGTACACGGGGCTGAAGGTCACCACCATCTGCAAGTGGCGTGAGCGCGGCCACCTGCCCGTGGCCACCGACGAGCACGGCGAAGAGATCCGCAACGCGAAGGGCCAGCGCCTCTACCGGCTGCTGGACATCGCCAAGGCCGAGCATGCGACCAGTGAGCGCGCGGAGAAGATGGCCCGGGGCCTTACCCGCCGCGCCTTTCCCGTCGCCGCCTGACGGATAGGGTCAGGCAGGCCATTCGGCCTCTCTCACCCTCGCCCGATCGGTTCCGCCATGCTGTTTCACGCTGCCCTCGTCGCGTTCATCTCCGTCCTGACCCTCCTCGGCTTCGGCGGCATCCTCGTCCTCACCGCGCACCTGACGAGACGCCCCTGAGCCGCGGGAGGCCCGGATGCGCGCGTCCCTCGCCTACCCGCTGCTGTGGATCGCCTGGATCGCCGCGTTCCTCGCGATCGAGCTGACCGCCCTGTGGTCCGGTCACCCGCAGTTCACGCTGTCGGACTACGTGTGGCGGCTTGAGCAGATCAACCGGGCCTGGACGTGCCTGCGGTTCTTCATCGCCGCGTTCTGCGTGTGGCTGTTCTTCCACATGGTGTTCCGGCTGTTCACCTAGCCCCCCGAACCTCATCCAGCGCGGCCCAGGCGGCTGCCAGCACGACGGGGAACCGCCCATGCCCAAGCCACTGAGCGCCCGCAAACGCGGCGCGGTACTGAAAGACATCAGGGCAGCGCGGGAGAACGGCACGTCAGCCGGCCAGATCGCCCGCGACCACGGGATAGCACGGTCCACCGTCACCAAACTCGCGGCCGACAACAACATCACGGATGCTTTCGAACGGTCGCAGACCGAAAAAGCCACGCGCGCGGCCGAAGCCGACTGCAAGGCCCTGCGCGCGCAGCTGAAGGTTGACCTGCTGCACGACGCGCAGCGGTTCCGCAAGCGCGCCTGGGAGAAGTATCAGGTCGTCGTCGGCACGCCCGAGGGCGCGGAGATCGTGACCCTGGACCTGCCGCCGCTGCCTGACGCCAGGGCCGCCTACACGGCGCTCGGCATCTCGGTGGACAAGAGCATCCGGCTTGAGCAGCACGACAGCGAGGACGGCGGCCTGAGCGCCGTGGACGCATGGCTGCGGGGGATGCTCGGCGAGGCCGGCGGCTAAGTGCCGCACATTGAGCCGCTCGCCGGGAAGGGCCTCGAATCGGTGCGGCTGGCGGATGCCCGGATCAACCTGTGGGAAGGGTCCGTCCGGTCCTCCAAGACGGTTTCCAGCCTGATCCGGTGGCTGAAGTTCGTCCGCGAAGCACCCCCCGGCAATCTCCTGATGACCGGGAAGACGGAGCGGACCCTCAAGCGGAACATCATTGACCCGCTGGTGGAATGGCTCGGCCCGGCCCGGTGCCGGCTCGTCGCCGGATCAGGCGAGCTGTGGCTGCTGAACCGCCGTGTCTACGTCGCCGGCGCGAACGACGAGCGGGCACAGGAGAAGATCCGCGGCCTCACCCTCATCGGCGCCTACGTCGATGAGGTGTCCACGGTCCCGGAGTCGTTCTGGTCGATGCTGCTGTCCCGGCTGAGCCTCGACGGGGCGAAGGTTTTCGGCACGAGCAACCCTGATTCCCCGGCCCATTTCCTGATGCGCGACTATCTGTCCCGCGCGTCGCTGTGGCTGGATCATCACGGCAAGCTGCTCCGGTCGGCCGCTGATGACCGCCTTGACCTGGCCCGGTTCAGTTTCCGGCTGGCCGACAATCCGCACCTGTCCGCCGCCTACATCAAGGCGCTGTCGGCGGAGTTCACCGGGCTGTGGCGGAAGCGGTTCATTGAGGGCCTGTGGGTCGCCGCTGAAGGCGCGATCTATGACATGTGGGATGAGGACCGGCATGTCATCGACATCCCGCCGCCGATCACGCAATGGCTGGCCGTCGCCGCCGACTACGGCACCACGAACCCGTTCCACGCCATCCTGCTCGGGGTCGGCGCGGAGAACGACGAGCACGGCATGCGGCGGGACTGCCTGTACGGCGTCAGTGAGTGGCGCTGGGACTCGCGGCAGAAACACCGTCAGCTCACCGACTTGGAGTATTCGCGGCACCTGCGTGAATGGCTGACCACCGTCCGGTTCCCCGGCACCCGCCTGCACGGCCCCATCCCGGAGTACCTGATCATCGACCCGTCGGCGGCGTCGTTCAAGGTGCAGGCATTCCAGGACGGGTGGAACGTCGCGGACGGCGACAACGCGGTGCTTGACGGGATCAGGCTCGTGTCGTCGCTGCTGTCGGCCGGGCGCCTGAAGTTCTCCCGGTCAGGGTGTCCCGCGGTGATCGGGGAGTTTCCGTCGTACAGCTGGGACGACAAGGCGGCACGGAAGGGTGAGGACAAGCCGGTCAAGATCAACGACCATGGGCTCGACGCGACCCGCTACGGATGCGCGACAAGCCGCAGCCTGTGGCACTCGCGGATACCGCTCGCGGCCTGACCAACCCGGTGCCGTACCAAAATAGCGCGCCTACAGCCTAACGCCCTGACCTGCGGCTCCCTTGATCGTTCTTACCGTCGCTCACCGGCCGGATAGTCTGGCCAACTTGAGGGTCTACCAAAATGAAGCCTCCGCTTATCGTCGCGGGTGAGCCCGAGTTTCACTGCTGGTGCGCCGTCTGCCAGCTACCCTCCCGCGTCCGTGTCCCGCTCCATCACCGCACCACGGCAGGCCCCGTCGTGAACGTGCTGGAGGTCTGCCCCGGCTGCGGAACCGGCCACGACCGGCCATCCGTCACCGTCACGGACGCGCCCCGCGAGCGCCGCGCCGGTCATCCGCTGGCCAGGCTGGTCCGCGCGCTGCATGGCCGGGTGTGCGCCCGGAAGGGCCTGCGCCCGCTCGCCTGTGCGTTCGGGGACTGCCAGTGGCCGGGGCTCTACCGGCTTGAGCACACGGTGCCGGGCGAGGACGGGACCTGGCGCTACGTGTTCTGCCGCAAGGCACATCGGCGAGCGTGGGCGGAAGCGAACAGGCTCAGGGTCAGCGGCTAGACGTCACGGCCGCAGTCCGCACTGTCGGCACACCTCTCCAGCCCGGCGGGCGCGCTCGTGGGCTTCCGTCTCCCGGTAGACCGACACCGCCTCGTATGCGGCATGGAAGGCGACCATGGTCGGGCTGGCTTTCCCCAGGAGTGTCCGGGGATTCTTCGCGGACGCGAGGATCTTCCGGACAGCTAGGGTCGCGGCACCCATGGCCACCTGCTCGGGAGTCTCATCTGTCACGGCTGATCTGCCTCCGGGAACACTCGTCAAGTACATGGACAAAGTTTCTACGGGAGTACAGCCTCCACCGATAACCGGGAGGTGGCCACCCGGTGAGCATGCCTTTTGCCGATGACAGGCTCCGCATGCTCATGCCCACCACCAACCGCCCCTGGCCCCCACCGGAAATGAACCCGGTGACCTACCAATGGCGGCAGTGGAGCGCCTGGTGGACCGGGGAACCAGACCTGCTCCAGTGGACGTACTACAACCTCGGCGCCAACAGCCCGGTCGGCCGCGCGTTCTTCGCCACCACGGGCGAGCCGGGCCTGCCGATCCCGAAACCGGGCCAGTTCCGCGGCGGCCTGCTCGGCAGCATCTCCTACACCTTCTGGGGGAGCCCGATCCCGCCGGGTGAGAAGCGCACGAAGATGCACGTCCCGCTCGCCTCCGACATCGCCTCCACCAGCGCGGATCTCCTGTTCTCCAAGCCCCCCGTCATCACCGCCGCGAACCAGGCCAACCAGGCAGCCCTCGATGACCTGATGGGCGACAACACCCACGCGAAACTCCTGGAAGCGGCGGAGACCGCCTCGGCGATGGGCGGCGTGTTCATCCGTGTCGTGTGGGACACGGACGTCTCCGATGAGCCGATGCTGGACGTGGTGCCGGCGGATGCGGCGGTGCCGCTGTTCTCCTGCGGGAAGCTCCTCGCGGTCACGTTCTGGCGGGTGATCTCCGATGACGGCGCGGAAGTGGTGCGGCATCTGGAGATGCACGCGCCGGGCCAGAACGCCATCTTCCATTCCGTCTACGTCGGTGACCAGACCGACCTTGGCCGCGTCTACCCGCTGACGGACTTCCCGGAAACAGCGTCGTTCGCGCAGTACCTGTCCGAGGGCAACGCGATCCGTTTCCCGGACATGCCGCTCGACGCGAGCACGGTCGTGTACGTGCCGAACATGCTGCCCAACAAGATCTGGCGGGATCTCGGGCCCGCGGTGGCGCCGATGGGCCGGTCCGATTACTCCGGTGTCGAGACGCTGATGGACGGCCTCGATGAGGTCTACAGCTCGTGGCAGCGGGACCTGCGGCTCGCGAAGGCACGCCTGATCGTCCCGCAGCAGTACCTCGACAACATCGGCCGCGGCAAGGGTGCCGTCTTCGACCCGGACCGGCAGGTCTACAGCCCGATCAGCATGATGACTGCCGGCGGCGGCGGGACGAACGACATCATGGCGAACCAGTTCGCGATCCGCTTCCAGGAGCATCAGGCCACCGCCGACAACTACATCAACCGCATCGTCCAGGGCGCCGGTTACTCGGGGCAGACGTTCGGCGAGTACGACAGCCAGGGCGCAGCGATGACCGCGACGGAGATCCGGGCCCGCGAACGGCACACGCTGATCACCCGGCAGAAGAAAGTCCTGTACTGGCGGCCGGCCGTGAGGGACATCCTGTACGGGTGGCTCGCGGTGAAGCGGTGCATTTTCAACGACGCCACGATCACCCCGGAACGCCCCGAGGCCGAGTTCCCCGACGTGGTGCTCCCGGACCAGCTGGAGCTAGCGCAGACCGCGGCGGCCCTGTCCGGCGCGGACGCGGCCAGCAAGGAAACCCTCGTGCGGCTCGTTCACCCGGACTGGTCCGATGAGGAAGTCCGCGACGAAGTGAAGATGATCTACGCGGAGACGGGCCTCGACCTGGCCGGGCACGCGAAGATCATGCTGTCGCCGCCGATGGGCAGCACCGAGACGCTCGGTGAGGAAGTTCAGGAGCTCGCCGACCCGTCCGAGGCGCCGGCCGCGGCGGATCTGCCGGAAACCGGTGACCCTCAGATCGGGTAGGAGGCGGCATGGCCGCGGGTAAAGGCAGGACGCAGACGATCAAGTCGGGTGGCAGGCCGCCGATCCGTTTCCAGAAGGGCGGCCTGCACGAGTCGGTTGGCGTGGCGCAGGGCAAGCCGATCCCGAAGGCGAAGATGGACGCCGCGGCGGCGGGGAAGTTCGGGCCGAAAGCGGCCAAGCAGGCCGCGTTTGCGAAGAATGTGCTGGCCAAGGGCCAGAAGACGGCGGCGAAGAACCGGCGCAAGAGCAAGTAACCCACGGAAGGTGTGATCATCATGGCTATCGGTGACAGCGGCTCGCATGTCCCGTCCAGCGCTCCCGGCCAGGACAACCACGACAATTCGGCCCGGGTCGGCAAGCACGTCACCGGTTCCGGCCCGATGCCGGGCACCGGCGCGTCGGCTGGCCCCAGCGACCAGGCTGACAGCAACAGCAGCAAGTGACCATGAGCCCGGGTGAGGCACTGCCGGAGCCGCCGGGCAAGACGGTGCCGTCGATGGCTCCCGG